CCATAGCGTAATCCATTGCTTCTTCACTTAGATACAACATCTTACCACCTCGTATTATGGTTGTGATTGTGGTTAGTAACTGTTACATTAAAAACTTTTTTAAGCAACATCATCACAAACCAAATGCCGGTAGCAATACCCCAACTGAATGTCCACCCAAAACATAGTGTAATGAGTTTAATAATTCCGCAAGTAATAATCCAGCTGAGACCAAATGCGATTACAACTATTGCTAATACAAGAAGAACGGCTATACCGCCTTCTGCGATATTAGAGACATTTTTCTTTAGCTTTTTCAACATCACTTGCACCTTCTTTCGGAAGCCACTTCTTGAACACATCATTGAAGTTGCCTTTGTTTCCACAGCATTTCTTAACAACACACATTGCTAAGCCAAGCTCAGGATTATATGTATCGCCCTCTTGACATTTAACAACAGTTTTGCTGCCGTCAGACCACTTAACAATAGTGGCGGGGTTATTAAAAATTACATCTTTGATTGTTGCCCCATCTGCATACAAACCTTTCTTGCGGGGAGAACCCAAAGAAAAGCTCATTGATACCGATGGTGTATAACTGCCAAACATAGAATTAAAAATATCACTTACTGGCGTTGTTGAAGTACAATAAATTGACATAAATGTTCATCCTTTCTATTCGTAGCTTACTTCGTCCTTATCATCTCTCATCGAAACAAATATTGGGAACTGTAAACTTTCTTTACCTGTTTTCTTGTCCATTGATATTTCTTTATATTTGACCTCTACTATTTTCCCTATAAGTGAATCTCGGTCATTCCAAAGTTCTGCTCTTGTAGCATCATCTAAACCAGAGCCAACATTAACTTTGTTTCCTTTAAAGTCAACGACTAAAGCTCCAAGTGTTCCCGTTAATTTTCCAGAACCCTCTTCGTAACCGACAATTTCGAGGTCAACATTATAGAACTCTTTTACCTTAATTAAATCTTTTGTTCTTTTACATTGGTAAGGTGCATCTAAATTTAAAACTACACCTTCCAAATCATTTTCTTCAGCATAGTGGAGCCACTTCCAAATTTCACTCTGGTCTGTTCCTTGATAGAAAATATCGACTACGGAAATGTTTTTTGGAACATCAGGGTCTCCGAGCACACCTCTAAGCCACCATAACTTTTCGACTCTCTCTTTGTATGTAAGCTTTGAAGAACCTCTCTCAAAGTCTTCTGTGGTAATAATGTCAAATATTATAAACCTTAAATCAGACTTGTCTTTGTCTTTTGATTGTGCTATACCTGTGCCTTTTCTAAAAGCTTCGCTATCGCTAAGCATTTCGTTATTTTTATATACAAGCTCGCCGTCAAGAACCACATCTTCATCACCAAAGATGTATTTAATATTGTTTATAATATGGTCAAGCCCTGTGTATTCTTTACCTTGTCTTGTATATAGTTTTCCTTTATACCAAACACATCTGTTGCCGTTTAGTTTATGGCTTATACTGAACCAAGTTCCTTCCGCAATCTTACAATGCTCAATACTTGTTCCAAGCATCACATCGAATGTCGGTATAAACCCCTCGCCATAAACCTTGTTGACCGTCTTTGCATCAATTCCAAGCTTTAATGTTTTGGTAATTATAGATTTATAAAACCCCTTTAGCTCTTCCGGTAGATTATCAATAACCCTTTGGGCACTCACAATATCAATATCTCTACCAGTTTTGTTTTCTTTTAGGTATTCAAATATATTTTCAGGTACATCTTCAATTGAAGTATGTATCTTTTTATTAATCTTCTGTGTGCTTATTCCTGTTGTTATAAATGGATTAAGCAAGAAATCAAGGATGTATTTGAAACATTCATTATCCTTTTCTCGAAGCAATATAGCTTCTTTATCTTTCTTTCCAGAAGTTCTTTGTAATTCATCACATATATTTTTGACTACTTGCATATCCATACTCCTTGTTAAAAAAACTATACAGTTTTTATTACGAAACTATTTTTATTGTAATTTCTTTGCATATTGATTATCGCTTGCAAGCATAACACCAAGCACTTCGTCATAGTGTGGCTCTTGATTTGGAACAAATCTTCCAAACTTTATGATGATATTTTTGTAGCGAAGCAAGTCATAAATATAACAGCTTGCTTTGCATTCTGCTTCCGTATATCCAGTATAGATAACTATATCGTCCATACATCCTGCGAACCTGATGTGTTGCACTAAATAAAGTAAATCTCTATAATCATAAAACGGCTCAAGCCCACCAATAACTACAGCACTCGTTAGTGGATTATTTAAGTATCTTGCAACTATTTTTTCCACATCAATCTCTATGTCTGGAGAAGTGGCGAGTGCGCCGTTCTGACACACCCGCATTCCACATTCCTTTTCACATTTCCAATCACAGTTCGGAAATGCAATAAACATTGATGGTTTTTTATAGTTAACAAAATCTTCATCTACGATTTGTTTAACTATCATTCCTGCAACATCTCCGCATATTCATACCACTGTCTTGTAGTAAATTCTCTGAACCTATCCTTTGAGTAGCTTCTTGTAGGAACTAAATAACCAACAATACGCTGATAGGTGTCATAAACCTTTTCACCACAAGTAGGACAAATATCTGTACCCACAAAACCGTGATGATTAATACACTCATTAATTCTGGTATTGAACGCAAAATAAATAACACCAGACTGAGCAATCTTATTCAGCATCTCCCAAGCAACATCTGTGTTCGGGAAGTTTGCTTCAAGGTTAATGTGTGCGATACTACCACCAGAGCACTTCTCATCAAGAATAGATGATAACTTCAACTTCTCTTGAATGGTACATTTTGTTGATAGCGGAATCCACTGATTTGAATAAATGAATTTATCATTTAAGTCATAGAGCAGATTGTCTTTTTGACAAAGAATAACTGCGGCTCTTTCAGCAGGAACTGACTCAATGTTGAAAGAATACTCTGCGGTAAAGTTGTCCTTTACTTCGTTAAGTACTTCAAAAATCTTGCTTGCAAATTCAATGCCTTCTTCTGTGTAATATGTATAACCAACCTCATCTGTGGTTGTATATCCAAAAGCTTCAATTACCTCATATAGTCCGAGAATACCCATAGTACAATATTGCTTGTCCATTTCGATACCGCCGTCCTGATAGTTCGGTAATAAACCTTTCTCAACATTTCTCTTGATGATGTGTCTTACTACATCAAGTGTTTTGCAACACAACAAAGCTCTTTTCTTTAATAAGGCTAAATACTTTTTCTCATCGCATTCAGTTTCAAGAGCAATACGCATAAGATTAATTGTGTTAACCTTTACTGAACCGATAGACAGAGCAGTACCACCAATAGAGTTGATGAAAGCATTTAACTTTGTTGTGTCCGAAAGTAATCTACAACAATTTGACAATGTTCCAACATCTTCACTTACAAAGAAGTTACTGTCGTTCCACTTTGTATTGTGGTCTGAACACCATCTTGCAAACTCTTTGTCAACAAACTCTCCATTCTGATAGAGGAGTGAGTATGTAAGCACAGGGAATGTAAACATATTTTCACTTCTGATTGTCGAAACAACTTCCATAAAAATCTTTTGATGTTCAATGAGGTTTTCAACTTCGTCAATTACATAAGTTCCGTCAGGGTACTTAACTCCACCAAACAGAGACTCAATATAATTTCTGTCGAAGATTGATACATTTACAAATGCCGTCTGGTCGATTCTCATAAAGGGCTGATTTAATCTGTAAATTAGCTTCTGGAAAGTTTGTCTGATGTAATATTCAGGAGACTTGATAATGTAGCCTGACTCGCAATCTTTTTTCCAGAAGTAATAAGTCCAGATGAGAACATTAGGGATACCAACAGCACCGGAACTTCTATTACTCATATAGCTGATGTATTCAATTACATCATCAACAAAGGTTGTAAGGTGTTTAGGCGGTTGATTGTTGTAATTTTTAAGGAAGAACAATCCTTCTTCTGCGAGACGAGTCAAGTCGTAAGCATAACAATACGGTAGATATGTCGTTGACGGAGCATCGTGAAGATAAAAACCTCCATTGTACTCTGTCTCAAGCCAGTCTTTCGCCGTGCGAAGATTGTACTTCTTTTTCATTTCATAGAAAATCTTATTGAACGCAAAGAGCTTGTCGTGAGACTTACCCTTTTCACTGAGCAGACTTCTAATATCTTTGCAAGACGCATTGGCGTTTGCATCAATAGTTACATCTGCTACATTCTTGTCAATGAAGCCGTCAATAAAATCTGAGAAATTAAGTTGAGACTCGTGAATGCCATTAAGGTATTCAAAGTCTTCACCGTATTTCTCGTTCATCACTGAAATAGCTTTCTCAAAGTCTTTATTCATTTTTAATGGTATGTTCAATTGCTTTCACTCCTGTTCTTAATCCACTCTACCGCTGTTGTAAAGCTCATCATAATGTTGTCAACCTGTAGAACAGGTACAGCGTCAATACCTTTCGCAGCCATTTCTTCAACATTGTCAACTTCGCAATATGGAATATTGGCTGCATCGAGTTTTTCTTTCAGCACATTGCACTTAGGACAATGTGTGGAATATAAAACATTCATAGCAAACACCTCCTATTTTCTTAAGGATAATTGAGTTATTAATTTATAAATTTCTTCCCAGTTATAAACTCTGACCATACCATTATTCTCAGCACTGAATCCTTGATTGTGTGGAGCATCCATTAATATTTTGAAATACTCTCCGTCAACCAAGTTGTGAGGAGCATCATCTATTAAGATGTCGCCTTTAATCATCTGCTTATTGCTGGTTATAATAACATTATCCCAAGATATAAACGGGAAGTATTTAAACAACACTTTTTCAATCTTAGGTTTAATGGTGTTGTAATGGGAAGCAGTAACAACATAAATCTCGTGACCGTCTTCAATCAATCGTTTTAAATACTGTGCACTTCCCTTAATAGGTTCAATTTCATCCCATAGTGTCTCGTCATGTAGCGGGGCAAAAACCTCTTTCTTAGAGAGGTTTGGAAAGAATTCACACATATCCCAACTATGTACATTGTGATGTGCAACATTGGTTCCGTGCTTTTTGTTGAGCCTATTCAACCAACACACCAGAAGATTTTCCATAGTGTCGTCCATATCAACTAACACTTTGAATTTCTTCATTCTCGGATACCTCCGCTTCAATATCAATCAAGAGCTGGTTAAGGTTTTTATAAAACCCTCCCATATCTCTGTTATGTATAACAAAATCAAAATCAAAATTATCCATTGCTGTTTCTGATTTGTGATTTTTCTGTTCCTCTGTTAGTTCGCTAACGAAATCGTCGCGTACTATTTTTACTGAGACAGTATCAAAGTCAGCTTCCTTTAATCGCTCAACCTCATTTGGAAATCTACAATCGGGAATTAAAACATAATCCCAGTCTCCGTAGAACATATCAAGTATTCCGATTATAAAGTCAACCCAGTAGTCTGGATTTTGTTCTCTGATTACATCTGTTCCTACATACTGCAATAACTGTCTGCCGTTCTCGTCCTTAACGCCGTTCCAATTAAAGATTGTCTTGCAGATATACTTTAATAAGTCAGCATAATGAGCAACAGAACTTTC